CTCTTTAGACATTTCAACAGCATCTGTATTGCCCCCTCGTGAGGGAATCGAGGTCATATGGTATTTCTTGGATTTTCTCCACGGAAAACCCATCGATGTATTACGATTAAGTTTATCAACATATGTGACTCCAGCTGCACCATTGACGGCTGTAAAATCATCATAAACTTCTAAAATTTTAAGCTCGTCTCCAAGTTCCTTAATAATACTAGCAGACCAATCATCCGCTATACTCATAAGAAGACTAGGATCAAATTTATGATCCATAGACATAATTTCTACTAAAGCTTTCCTCTTAGGTTCCCATCCTTTCATAGAGGGTTGGGTATGTTTAAGCACATGACCTTTCTTTAACATGTAGTCACACATTAAAGAATGACATACAGTACTCTTCGGAGCTGCTCGAAAACCAGCTAAAGATCCATATACCGAACATGAACCCTTTTCAATGAAACGGATTGGAGATTTATGGTGTAAATCCACTAAAATAGCCTCAGCTGTTTCAGATTCTAAAGCTGGAGTTCCTGCAGTAAATTGATTAAGAAATCTAATCGATATATCCTTAATTAAGTCACATGTTACAGGAACAGCGGCTGATTGATTAGCCATGAGTATTTGAAATGATGTGGATATACCAGCATAATGAATCCCAACTATAACATGACCTGTGGTAGTCTCGGCTATTAATAAGCCACCACAATCCCCTTTCTGGGTCTTGGTTTGTGGGATATATTCCCAGTGTTTACCTCTAACATCTTCTATCCAACTTGCATCTTTTAAAGATATTTTCTTGGAGTAATTGATAGAAGTGCAACCATCACGTGATCTCGTTAATAATAATCCATTCCATATACCTGCGAAGGATTTAGTGGCAAAATATTCTGTTATGTCCTTTCCCGGAGGTAAACAAGAAATTTCAATAGCCGCCAAATCATTTCCAAGTGATAACACATTATGACTGTATGCTACCATAGTGACATTCTTTGATACGCCATCTTTAGAAGATTGGCAAATCACTTCAAGTTCAAAAACTCTATCTAAAGGAATAGCATGTTTATTAAGCAAATATAAATTACCCTTAAGACAGACTGCACCTGTATGATAGGTCTTATCCGCATCGTTTGATACCATTCGCAAATGTACTACATTATTATGTAATCTCTTCGCAAAATCTTCTATAGAACATGATTTAGAACTAGTTTGCTTTGGTGTATAATCAAATGATGATAAATCATAAACATTTTTGTACCAAACATTCTCCCTCTTTTCTGTATCGTCTTTGGGTGTAACCCCGATTTCAGATGATTCTGCTTCGGAATCCACTCCCCAAATATGCTTACTTAACATAATTCTTAGAGAATTAATGGCATAAAGTGATGTAAGATACACAGTTATATATACCAATAACGGAGGGGTTCTCATTGCTGCATGAATAGCTTTGCCTAAAGCTTTAAATGCCATTCGCTGCATATAAGTTTGATTCCGTATGGATACTCTATTATAAATATAAGCATAAATATATCTTCCCATAATGGAATTACTAAAGAAACCAGATAAATAATAAAAACCTACAAAAGATTCTACAAACCATACACTAAAATTTGAACAAAAATAACCCATCATAAATGAGGTAAATGAATATACATCTGATTGAACTTCAACGGTACAGTCACATAATGATTCTGGTAAACCACAGCGAGTACATAATACAGCATTTGATATTTGTTGTAAAGATGTTTTCACACAATCTTGGTTACGATCATGTTCTATAATTGCAGTATTCAACCATTTAAGGAATGTCTTAAGATCGGCAGATTCTAAGATACTGCGCATAGAAGCGCTATGGTGTTGACCACTACTTGGATCTTTAGGTGTTGCTATAACCTTCTTAACATTAAATCTCCAGTAGTCAGGATATTCACCTATTTGAACACATTTAGACGAATCTAATGTTTTACCATCATCCGCCATATATTGAGGCAAGACAACAGGTTCTATTATAAAAGGAAATCTTCGTTGCACAGCTGATGGGCATGCGAAGTAATAATGCGCATTTAAATCTTCTGTATTAGTTGAAGCTACTACTAATTTAGCTCTTACGGGCGTATTTCCTTTATCGGTAAGGGATGCTTGATCTGGTGTGAAAGGTACAGCATTAATAAGTTGAATAATTTCCATTAAAGTTGGATCACCTTGTGGGGCCTTATTTGGGTGCATAAAAGCTATATCATCAAAAATAATGCACCATTGTGAAGTAGTAAAACCATCCCAAAACTTGGCCGCAGCATTTCGTGTATATTTATATTCACAATTTATAGGCATATTCTGGCGTTTCCCAAAATGGGTAAAAATCATTTCCATGATACTTGATTTACCTATCGATGAATCTCCAGATATTAATACTGAAAAAGGTGGTGTTCTGCTCTCTTTAGCAGCTTTTTTAGTCATGAGATCAACTTTGATCATCCATAACTCATTAACAAACTTACGAACAAGAGATTTCTCGACATTATCCATTTCAAAAGCAAATTTGGCAATAGATTCACCTTTTTCAATTATATCATCTAATTCAGCTCTAAATTTAAATTCACAAACATTTCCTAATGAAAAATTATGTGAAAATCGAGCTTGATCTTTCAACTTTTGAGCTGCATCAAACCATTCTCCATAGGTTCTATCTGAATGAAATAAAGGACTTAAAGTGCCTGTTTTAAGACACTGATATCCTCTTTCACTAATAAAAAGAAGAGTATCTAATAAACAATGTATAAAATCTGGTCCTAAATGGTATTGCGATTTTATAGCTGCAACCTCCATTTTCGTATAATTCATTTTATCTAAAGTAATACCTATTTTTGAGAAAAGAGATAAAGATAATGCATACATCGAAAATCTATATATTTTTTTAATAAAAGGAGATGTTTTTATAGAACTATACTTACTTAACAATTCTCTAAGACTAGTAAAGCATTCTGGCAAATCTAAACCATCTGCTTGCATCTCTGTATTAATTTCCGTAAAATATTTAACTAAATTAGCGAAAAAATCACTATTTATTATAGGCTTATCACCCATGCGTAATTTAGCAAAAATAAATATAGCCATAGCATGCTCTTTTTTATTTTTACCCTCTACTAACATTTTAATAAAAATCAATATGTCTTCTAGAAGCTTCATTAAATCTTGATTATTTAAATCAGCGACTTTGGTCTGTATTTGCTCCTTAAGACTTGTAAAGTCCATTTGGAGCGTATATGGTTTTATTGTTGAAACAAAGTATTCCTCACAATCGGAAATAAAACCATTAGTTAGAATTATATCATCTAACGAGCTCCGAAAGCACTGTCCCTCATCAACTGAGGGCGTCATCGAACAATAGATCTTTTTCTTATTTTGAAATAGTCTATCTATGGATTGAGAAAGCTTTTTCTTAGAAATCTTCTTTGATTTCTTAATATGAAATTCATCTTTTTTAGCTTTCTCAATCTGGGCTAATTTAAACATTTGACTCTCATACTCTTTACGAGAGATCTTCATATCTAGCCCATTATCGAATTCCAATGTATAATCAAATACATCGAATTCCTCCTCAACCTTTTTATTTTTATTTTTAATATTTTTAATTTGTTTGGTGGTGTTGTTTGATTTAGACATTGG